GATCCGACAGGGCCAGTAAGATCAGCAACAGAAATAGCTTTAGACTCAAGAGAACTAGCAAGAAGAATAGGATCAGCGTTTGGTAGGCTACAAACAGAAGTGCTTATACCTATACTTAAACGAGTTACTTTTATTCTTACACGTAGAGGTTTGTTACAACCTATAGAGTTAGAAGGTAGAGATGTTGAGATTAAATTTTTATCACCACTTGCCAAAGCACAAGATGGTGAAGATATTATTAACGTACAACAAGCAGTACAGTTTGTTTTGCAAAACGCAGGGCCAGATCAAGCTAAAATAGGATTTAAGCTAGAGGACTTTGGTGCTTGGGTTGCATCTAAAACTGGTATGCCAGCTGAACTTGTAAGATCACAAGCAGAAAAAGAAACAGTTATACAAGCTGGCGCACAAGCTGCACAAGCAGGTATGAAAACATCTGAAAGGCCAATGCCACAACAATGAGTTGGACAAACATAGATGATCCTGAATTAGCAAAACAAGCTAAAAAAGAATCAGAAATTCGCAAGCAAAATCACAGAGAACTTGCAAAAAAATACCACAGAGTCTTTACATCTGAGGATGGACAAAGTATTTTGT